ACTTATCATAGTTCCAGTATCCATCAACTTTTCTAATTTTTAGTTTAAAGTTTGCACCTTTCCAAAAATCAAATGGGTTGATTGCTGCTTCGTCTTCAAAAGCAGGTTGCATTGATTCAGTAATCTTATCAAATATCTTTTTACCAAATCTGTATAAGAAAACTTTGCCTTCGTTCTCTGGATGTTTTGGATCCGTTATTACTAGAATATTTGAGTAATAAGATAATTTTCTTTTTCTCTTTCTAGCAATTTCTTTATCACTATCAACACCTGTATTCCAAAGTCTTGTGTTTTCTTCTGACACAGGATCTTTTTGATTTAATGTTGTTAATGAGTTCTCAATATACCAACCACCAGTTCCTTGGAAAGCGTGAGACCATACTCTTTGCCAAGGCAAGTCTTCGCCTGACACAGCAGGTAAAAATCTGATAACGGCATAACCGTTTCCAGTTTTATCTAACTCTGGTTTCCAAAATCTGTCGTCTTGGTATTTGTTTTTGTTTGATTGATCCTCAGGTTTGAGGTTCGTTTCTAGTGCCTTTGTTAATTTATCAAAGTTACTAGATGAAGATTTTAATGTTTCAAAATCCATATTCGTATTCTCCTTATTATATTTTTATATTCGTTGTATTTGTGTTACCTATTTAATCGGTATCATTATTATTTATACGAGATTTCTTCCACTTTTCATAATCATTTCGCCATTCCTTTGCTGACTTGCAAGGGTTGGGTAGAGATTTATTGATAAGATGTTCTCTTACCTTTTTACAAGTAGATTCTATCTTGTCTAATAATTTATATACAAATCCGTCTAACATATTATTACTAATATATCACCTTTTGAGCATTTTGTCAAGCGTAATATAATCTATGTAATTGATATTCTTCTCTCTTGCCCAATCGTCTGGTATTGTACTAATAGGGTCTTTACCTTCATCAGCGTGTGGATTTACCTTGTAGAAAGTGATGTATTGATTTTCTCTAATAAGTTCTAACCATTGTCTTATCCAATTGATACTAGGTGTCTTATGTGCCTCTTTTAAACCATAATGTTTGGTGTCTTTGTAGTAATTGTTTAAATTGTTATTTAAACTCTCTAAATCGTGTCCTATTAAAAATACTTCTTCAGGTTTAGTATCTAATACTGCAAAGTAACCTGAAGTAGGACCCGCTGCCCAACCTCTATCTCTATTGTTACCTTCTTTGGATTTCATATGGTCATTTACTGCTCTGACCTTATCACCTTCTTTAACCCAACTTACATTGATAGATGTATGATTAACTTTTTTCTTTTCTCTATTTTTATTCTTTTTTAATATCTCTATTACACCTGCTAAATTAGAACCGTGCATTACAAACTCTTTTGAATCACCTCGTTCATTGGAGGTAATTACATTTTCTTTTTTAATTAAATCGTAATCCTGGTCTGAATAATTTTGTCCTGCATATAATAATTGTTCATACATTTCTCCAGGCATTTTGTTCCAATCTCTAAACACACATTGATTATTTTGTGCATAACCTGAATTATATACTTCGTGCATTATACCCATATCAACTGCTGTGATTACATCTGGAGTAAAATCTCTATATAAGGCATTGCACCCATATATTTTACCGTGTGGTCTTAATGATTCTAAATCAAAATCTTTTCTACTCTCACCATTACCAATAACAAATACTCTTTTCATCTTTTTAAAATCTTTTCCATTGCCTCTATTATCTCTGGTATGGTCCAAGTGCCATTTATTTTTTTATCTAGTTCACCATCCATACTTTTTCCAAAACTCTTTAACTTTAGCATAATTTCTTTGAAAAGTTCCTGCTAATAATAATCTACTAATATTTTCTTCCTTATCATATTTAAGATCGTCTTTATGATTAACTTGTGTAAAATCAGGTTCTTCTTTTGGTATTAATATAAATTGTGCAAGTGGTGTTCCTGCTTTCAATGTAATATCTTCTTCATCATTTGTAGTATGCCACCACATAGGTATAGTTCCTACGGCAGCAAGTCCTAAATGAGGATCAAGCACACCTGACATTGTAGTAAATCTAAAATCATCTAGTAAATATGGATGTGTTTGTAATAGTTTATAACCTTTAGGTATTCTTGCCTTCCAAGGTAAATTAATTTTCAATATCTTTTTCATTGTATCTTTCGGCCAGTTATCAAAAAAAGGATAAAATGAGTGTGTCATATGTTTTGATACAATAGGTTGTTGTTGTGATTGAAAAGGTATTATCCAAGTTATATCTTCACCATTACCTATTGTTCTAATTCTTATGTCTTGGTGTAATCTCATTATCCAACCTGTATTATTCAACATTTGAAGTGCTGGACATTTTGCTGTATGTCTTTCATCATCAGGTTTCATTTCATTCATTTGTGGTGCTTCAGGCATTTCATAATCTTGTCTATGTTTTGCTGTAATAGAACCACCTGATTTCATATCTGCTACTGCCTTTTGTATCCAAGTGTGTTTGTGATCGGTCGCCTTTATAATAGGCATAACTTCTTCAACACCTGGTGCTGTTGCAATCCATTCCACTTTAGGTTTTTGATTGTACATTGTATATGGATTTACTGTATGTGTATCGTACTCTATCATTTTTTTACCTCATAAAAAGTATATTTAATTGTTAATTCTTCCCACGCTTTTATATCTCGTAAAGTAAATAATGTATATCTATCACCATCAGCGGACACCGTTTCTTTAACTTTTATACAGTTCGCTTCATCACTATGATTAATAAAACCTCCTAATGGAGTTCTTATAAGTTCATCATCAACAACTATATGTGTTAATCCTAAATCAATATTGCCTTCAATAAACTTTGTTGTAAACAATCCTTGACTATGAATACGAGATTTTGCTATTATTAATCCGTCTGGTAATGGTTTATACATTTACTATTATCTCTTTCATTATTAATTTACATTCTGTCATATTATAATTTATAAATGGTTTCAATTTGGTAATCGTATGTGCGATTTTAGGCCACACAACCCTTTCTTTAATTTGTTTATTCCAATTTTTGATAAACGATAAAACTTGGTCAAGCACAATGATGGTTTGGAAAGACGCTCTCCTTTGAATAAGTAAGCGTAAAAGTCTAGGATGTTGTCCGCTATTGCACCGAAAACCATCATCAAAAAGAATACGCTTGCTGCTAAAATCATTAACAAGGTTAACAATATCGTTTCTAAAATGGTATATAAAATTGTCTTTAACTCTTTTATAATTAAGATATGTTTCTCTTCCATCATTTTGTAATAAATTTCCTATCCATTTCTTATCACTCTCACAAAAATTAGCAACAAAGAAATCAAGTATTTCATCTTTATTATATTTAGTGCTGAGTTTATGAAAGAAATATCTATCATTTCGTTTTGTAAATGTTTCAAGTTTACAATTTACCTTTCCATCATAGTCAAAATAATTATAATTGGTAGTAAAATGTAATTTAACTGCCAAATATACTTTAAATACATCAAAACCTCCATACATTAATGCCAACCGTCCGTATTCACTGGATATTCAGCATCCTTATCCAAATACTTATCATACCACAAACTACCTATTGCTATAAAAATACCAAATCCTATAATACCCCATAGACCTTTGTCTGGTTCTACAAATAATAAATGATTTAATACTTCAACACCATTCATACCTTCTAATGGATTTACCTTCTCAGCATTTTGCAATAGTTTATCAAAAAATTCATCCATTGCTTTTAGTTCACTCATTATAATATTATTCCTATTAATATACCGATTACTATTCCTTCACACCAAAATGCCCACCTATGTGAACCTCTTGCTGTGTGTTTACTTATAAATTCTTTGGTCCACTCATTATACATTTTAACTCCTCTAAAGATTTCATCAACGGATGTTTTAAAGCTGTTTTGTTAGTCATTTTTGGTATTGCCTTTAAAAATTTAGGATATTCTTTATTTAATTTCTTAATTATTGTTTTATATTCTTTTACGCTTCTTACATAATATTTCTTATTGGTCAATTTTTCTGTTATGTTCATACAGGTAATGTTCCACCTTTTTTCTCTTTCAACATCTTCAAGTTGATTGCTTCTGCTTTGATTTTTTCTTTTAATGATTTGTTGACCATTGAATTGATAGTGCCAACATCTATATCGTTTAATTTACAGTAGTCTATTACAGCATCCATATAAGGCATTCTCTTTTCTTTAACCATTGCCTCAATCTTTAAACTAAATTCTTTACTGTTCATAATTATACTATAACATATTTTATTAAGCAAGTCAAGGGTGTCGTGTGGTTACTCACGCTAGCTTTCACCACACTTCGGCGCCCACCTAACAGCAGTTAGGTATTCTCTAATTCAATGCCTGTTTCTGTTGCGAGGTACAGGCGAACCCCAAGCAGTTATTATGCTGCTAGTGCGTAACTTTCGTTAGCATTTATAGTTTGACATTACGGTGTCAGCGATTTAACTCCAGTAAATTTTAGTAGCAGTCGAATCTAACTCACCCCCTTAAAGCACACTATAATGTGTTTTGAATTGGTGGAGGTGGAGGGAATCGCACCCTCGTCCTCACTAGTTATTATTTTACCTTCAACATTAAATTCATTAATTCTTATTCATCAAATTTTGGTTCATTGTTAAATCAAATGTTCTAAACAATATACAAGTTTGTTGTGGTTTATCTGGTGTCTGTACTGAAGCAAATGTTTCTCCTTTGTCATTCATCCAATACATAATCATATAAACAATCTCACCATCTGGTTTGCCACCTTTTCTGCCATAACTGACATTAAGTGGCATAAAATTTTTATCTGTTGCCCACCTTTTAATTTCATCAGAAGTTGAACAGACAGCAGGTAATTGTTCCCACCAAAAATTGTACTGTTTTGTTTCTGTAGCATAAACAATGCTAGTTAAAAATAGTGTTATAATGAGTATTAATTTTTTCATACTTGTCCTTATTAGGTCGCAAGTATAAATTTAATTCACATTATTATTTTAGGTCGTACTTTTGACTTTATCTTTGTTAAGTTCTTCGTAATATTTATAAAAATCTTCTATTGCTTTGCCCAAAGATTCTTCATAATCTTTTCTATTTTTTTTATAACAAGCAACAGAACCATCTTCACCAGCAAGTAATATGACAATTTGTTCTATGGGTTTTTTGAATATCTCTCCATACATAATTGCATAGGCAGTACATTGTAAAAAGTAGTTATCTATCCAACTTTCTTGTCGTTCTTTGTTTGCTGTTTTGAAATCTATTACGGATAATTTACCATTATATTCGGCAACACAATCTACTTGACCTGCAATGGTCAATTTGTGTGAATACATTATTGTTTCTAGTAAATGAATATTATTGATTTGATCTACATAAGGTTTTAATAATTTAAATAGACCTAATGGCAATACACTTCTCTCACTAGGTGTTTCACTTTTAAGATACTGTTCTATTAATGTATGAGTCGCTTTACCTCGTCTGGCCGCTCTACCCATTTCCCAATTAGCAGCGCCTTCACCTACTGACTCTCGCCACTTAATTAGTCCTTCTTTTTTTCTGATATTTAATACAGTTGTGATAGACGGATAGTTCTTGCCATCAATTTCGTAAAATCTATGACCGTCTATTCGTCTACCTTTTGTATCTGGTAATAAGTCTTTATTAACTTCTATAAATTTAAATTTATTCATAATATACTAATATAACATTATATTGGCAATAAGTCAAGCGTTAAATAGACCTATGGAGCATATAATGATCCGTAAGTTTCTTTCGCTCTTCTAATCTTTCATTATTAAGAGTATCAACCTCTCAACTAGGGTCGTATGGTTCATATAAAGTCTTGCCATCACTATTTCTGTATGCTCTCAATATTTGTTTTCTATTGTCTTCAGCATTCTTATACGAACAATGGATCCACCCACTATTAGGTTCATCCGTGTTATGATATTCCAATATCAATTGGTCAAAATCTAAATGATCTATGATATACTTTGCTAAGTCAGCATTAGGGATAGAAAATATTTCAAAATCCGCCGCCTGTCCTTTGGCGTGCTGTGATTTTAAACTTGAT